CTTGACGAGGCAACCAAGTGGCTCGATGCGCTGCATGCAAGCGGAAAAATTGTGAAGAGCATGATTTTGGACATGGAAATCATGGGCAACCCTGACGTGGAAATGTGCTGAGAAGGGAGCGAGGGAAATGATCGATTCTGTGGGACGGGAGATCAAAACGGGTGACGTGGTGGAGATCAAGGGCGCGTATTTTGCGAATGAGAACGGGCTGTGGTTCGTTGAGCGTTCCCCGGGAGATCCGAGCTGGCTCGGTGATGATTATTCGCTGCGTAAACTGTGCAAGAATGGCAAGCTCTCAGTGGGCAGCAAGAAGATTACATTCTGGCCGCTGAAGATTTACACGAACTGCTACGAAAAACGGGTGCTTGGCAATGCGTGGAACGACGAACATGCAACAATCAGTGTGGTTGACGGGATGGACAGGAGATGGATCCGGGAGCATTTTGAGACGGAAGCAAACGAGATGGACAGAGATCTTGCGTGGTGCGACCGGAACTTTGGACTGGAAAGCGAGGACGCACAGAGGGTGATGCGGAGACAGAAATTCCTGCGGAGCGTTGCTGCGGGCATTGCTTGACATTGGGACGTAAAAAGCCTATAATCCCCCGTAAAGGGGGATTTGCTTTATGGCAGAGATTACCATCAAGGAATATGCCGAGAGGCACGGGCTGAATCACAGCTCCTTGCGGCACAGGTGCGAGCGGGGAGGCTATAAAACGGCCCGCAAACTGGGCCGGGACTGGGTGATTGATGAGGATGAGGTTTTTGTAGATCGGAGGGTAAAAGGTGGCAATTACAAGGGAGCACGAGTACACGCGGAATCTATCACCGGAATCGCGGCAGAAAAAGAGCGTGTATGATCAGGAATACGCCAAACAAAACGTGCGGCGGGTTTCGATTCCGTTTAACCTGACGGTTGAGCACGACGCGAAGCTTTACGAGTATCTGGGGACGGTGGACAACAAAACGCAGTACATCAAGGATTTGGTTGAGAACGACATGGCCGGGAAATAATTCCCGGCATTTTTTGTTAAAACCTATTGACAGCACTATGAGCATAGTGTATAATGAGACTGTGCCCCGGGAGAGGGGCCGGAAGGGAGGGCCACTGAAATGCGTAAGATCCGGATTCGGCATGACCTTCAGATCCCCGGTTGGGGGCTGATTCGGAAGGGCACAGAGTACAAGGTTAAGGAGTGCAATTCCCGGTTTGTGTATGTGGAGCTGCTGGATGGCGTGATTCTCCGGCTGGCACGGAAGGCTGATTGCGAGAAGGTTTATTGAAGAGGGAAAACGATGGAGCGCGTTGAGCAGAACATTGATGAGTGCTGGGATGAGGAGCGGGAAGAGTTCGATTGGGATGAGTATCAGTACCTGTGTGATATCGCGGATTATTGGGACAGCGACGAGTGAGGAGGGAAACGAAATTGAGTAGCTTTATCATCAATAAGCGGGCGTATGTTCGGGTGGCCGGGACTGTGGCCGGAATCATCAAGGCAGCGAACGACAACAGCCGGTTTCCTCGTGTGTACTTCTATGACAGGATGACCGGCGAGAACATGGCTCCGAGCGGATACCTCGAGAAGTTTGTTCAGTGCTACGAGATGAACGTTGAGAGCGTGAACGAACAGTACAAGCATCATGCGCCGTGCAAGGTTGATCAGAGCGAGTATGAGGATGATTTCCGGACATACTACAAGTATGGGTATGACGTTTGCATGAGACGGTTCATGCTTCCAGACAAGTTCTACGGGATCCTGTACGAGCTGACGCAGTTTGCGGATTCGGCAAACTACCAGATCGAGAACCCGGCACTGAACCAGATCGTATGCGAGTGGTTTGATTTCATTCTGGTTCGCCTGTTCCGGCTGATGGACATGCACCATGAAGAGCACGAGAGCTGGGGAGATTTTTCCCTGCCGGAACTTGAAAATAATTTGGATGGAGCCAAAACTTTTTCTTGACAGCACTATGATCATAGTGTATAATAAGAATGTGCCCGGGGGACAGGCTCCCGGGCCGGGAGACTGAGAAAGGGGGCAGCAGGAATGACAAACGAGATGATCATTCTGTGGGAGAGTGTTGGACTGATGGAGCAGGGCCTGATTGGCACGACCGGACGGCAGTTCATGGTGAAGGACAAGGACGGCAACGAGCGCGTGGTGATGGAGCCGGAACCGATTCACACGTTCGCCCGCTGGAAGGACATGGGATACTCGGTGCGCAAGGGTGAGAAGGCGATTGCTTCCTTCCTGATTTGGAAAGGCGCTGAGAAGCATGCGACCGACAAGGACGGAAACGAGCTGCCTGAGACAACGGTTCGGATGTTCATGAAGCGTTCTTCCTTCTTCTCTGCAAAGCAGGTTGAGCCGCTGCGGGCAAGATCCTGATGATTCTTCTCTGATGGCCAGACTGGAGAAAGCGAGGGCAAACGCAATGAAGATTTGGATTGTATGGGTGGATGGCGAGCAGGAATATGCTTCCAACAAGTTTCACGAAGCAAACGCCCGGTACCGGATGCTGGAAAACGGATTAGGCGAAGAACGGGTGAAAATGACGGTTGAGATTGAAGCCTGACAACGGCACACGGGGCCTCCGCTGGAGACCTCGTAGCCGGTACCAGACTGGAGAAAGAGAGGCAAGCGTTATGTCCTACACAGTAATGGATGCCAGAAGAGAAGTCAGGGAAGCTTTGGAAGAAGGTTATGGTTTCAACTTTATCAGGATCTTCCTGAATGACCTCTCACGCAGTAAGGATATTACGTGGGAGGAGAACCAGCAGATTCAAATGGAGCTTATCAATGGGACATTTGGAGACATTGACTGCTCTTTCAGCACCTACCACTGAAAGGAGAGATCATCATGAAACCTGTTAAATTCATCGATACTAAGACCGAAACCTGCTGGATGACCACCAACGACCTCGATACCGCCAAGAGCTTCATTCGCTACCTGCTCGGCTGCTCTTCTCCTGAGACCTTTGTTATCTGGGAACCTGAGACCGGCTGGGCGGTTCCGCTGCTTGATGCGGCCCGCTATATGGAAATCAGCCGCTGAGAGAGAAAAGATTTGAAATTCCTCTTGACACACTATGATCATAGTGCTATAATAAGATAGGGGCCGGGAGATGGGCTTCCGGCCCCGGGATTCTGGAAGGAGGGGCTGACATGGCGGTACGGATTTTCGTTGGGTTTGGAGGTACGGCTCCGGGACAGATGGCTGACGGGATTTGCGAATGGCACCGGACGCGGGTTTATGTGCTTCCCGAAATTGAAGGTATCAGCAGCAGACTGTGGGAAAAGCTCGCGAACAAGACCTGCGAGATTAGGCCGATGTTTGGAAAAGACGGCTCAAGGGTTTATGCTGACTATGCCAACCACGAGATTGTTCGGGAGATTGGCGGGAAGCGGATCCGGATTGCAACGATGGTTGAGGAGGGGTAACGATGAGAAAGATTCTGGACATTCAGCTTGATGGGCACCACCTTGCCGGATACCTGAAGCTCGGAGACAACAATCCATTCCGGCTCTTCCGGGTGTGTGCTGGCCACCGGCAGCAGATTGCCAAGTACGGCGATTTCATGAGCATTATCATCTTCATCAAGGATTATTACCGGTATGGAGCTGATTCGATGACGATGCACGATGCAGCGCAGTGGGCGCGGGATTATCACGCTGGCAAGCTGGAGGTGTGACAGATGGAGCTGAGGGAGCGCGTTGTTTCACTGGTTATCGAGGCGATCAAAACTGGAAACTACAACAAGATCCGTGAAGCGATGATGCTCTGCTCCGATGAGAGCGGCGTGTTCATGGCTGAAGATGATGAATTCGTGATGGTTGATGACGATATCTTCTATTTCAATGGCGCGTTCTGAGTAAGGAAGGAGGGCAAAGCGGCATGAAGACAAAGAGCGGCAAAAGCCATTTCATAGCCACACTGAAAATGGTTATGCCGGACGGAACAGTGAAACGGATTGAGGATTACAAGTTCACGGCGTTTGATCCTCAGAAGTTTGCAGAACAACTTCCTAAACGATTCCCCACTGCAAAATGGGCTGCGGAGTTCGAAAATCTGAAAAACCTCGACAAATAACCGACAAGCCGGAGCCGGGGCGGCAAATCCCCGAGAGAGACAAACAATGGCTGAATCAAATATTGTGAAAGGAAGATGAAAGATGGGACAGTATTATTATCCGACTCTGCTCGATGAGCAATACAAAGTGGACGGCTGGCTGTATAGCCACTCGTATGGTCACACAGGGCTGAAGCTTATGGAGCATAGCTACATGGGCGCTGGCTTTGTGAATGCAGTTCTCGCAAAGATCAAAGACAATCCGATGCGTGTTGCATGGATTGGTGATTACTCGGATGCCCCTTGGAGTGGAAAAGAACTTTATCAGAACAAGATTTCGAAAGAGCAGTTCGAAAGAATCTTCGATAAGGTGTATGGCGATAATAAAGACGATAGGCAGATTCATCCTGAACCGCTTGAAGGATTCGACAAAGCAACTGACTATAACGAGTGGTTTCTGGTGAATCACACTCGCAGATCGTATGTCGATCTTGGAGAATTTCAGCGCAAGAATGGCTGGCAAGAAGAATGGAATGGAGAAAAACACTGGTGTTCTATTCATCCGCTTCCGTTGTTGACGGCCTGTGGAAATGATCGTGGCGGCGGTGATTATCATGCTTGTTATCCTGACTGCAACAAGTGCGGACTGTGGGCGTTCGATCTGATTGAGTTCAGCAAATCTGTACCGTTTTCATACAATTGTGAACAGTATTGTTTCAAGGAGGAAGAATGATGTGGTACGTATATTGCAGGCACCTTTCCAGCGGTTGGGTTGGTTGCGTCAACCAGACATTTGAAACTCCACAAGCGGCAATTAAGCATATTGCGAAGTGCTACGCCATTGATAAAGACCTTGGTCAGCTTGGCGAGTGCTATTACTTCATGAAGAAACATTAAACCGAGCCGGGGCGGCAAATCCCCGGCAGAAGGGGGTTGAAATGACAGTAACCGCAAAGGTGAAGAAAACGGCAGGGTATGATGATAGCCTGATGGTTTTCCGGAATGGCTGCGTTTCCGAGATTATTCACATCGACCGGACGTTCTACGGGCCGGAATGGTGCGACAAACACGACATGATCATCACGGAGACCGTTGACGCGGATGGAGAGCGGTTCGATATCTGGAAGAAGGGCAACGAGCTTGCTTGCGCAATTCCACACAGGGAGGGAGCCTGAATGAAAATCAAGTGCAATCCGATAAGCATCAGCGCAACGGCGATTGAGACCGGCCTGTGGCACATTGAGCGGTACCTGATGGATAAGTATGGCGGGCAGCAAGCGAGTGTTGACTGCGCTCCGCTCAAGTGGTACATTAACACAGGACGGGCACCACTGGACTTTATCCGGCTGGTGCTCAATGCCAAGCCCTTCATGATTGGCCGTAAACTGCACGAGGGCGGCAGTTACGAGGACGCGATCAACCGGGTGGCAAAGTACATCGGTTGGGAGCGAAACGAGGCTTAAAACGGCGCTATTGGGTCAGAAATTGGGTCAAACGCAGATACTGCTTCCTTGGGAGCGTTGGTTTATAAGGGCTGGCGATTCTTCTGGGTGAACTGTTCATACCCGGAGTGTCATAGGTTCGAGTCCTATTTGAGCCACACACGAAACCCCTTGAAGAATAAAGCTTCAAGGGGTTTTTCATTGCCTTTTCGAGGTTTGCTGCGGAGGCTATTTTGTCCTCATTTGACCTAATTATGCGGATTCTATTGGGTCAGAATTTGGGTCAGCGGTTTTGCTGGATATCGCCGCTTCCAGTTTGGCTGCTTCAGCCGCCGACCGATTCTTGGAAACCGCATCATAGATTTTCAAAATCATCTGACTATCCGCATGGCCCATCCACTTGATGCAGGTGTTAAGCTCTACGCCATGATCCCGGCAGAACACGCAGAACGAGTGGCGCAAATCATAGGGAACGACGGTAAACTCGATGTACGGCGGCAGTTTCTTTCCTGCCGCCAATATAGCTTTGTGGGCCTTTGTGCGGCCATACCAGCGCCGATCACAGCCATTGATGGCCTTTTCCATTGCCGCCTTGTACGAGAGCCACAGACAGCGCCAAGCGCGAACAGAGACCAGCTTGCCATCTGCACTGGGGGCAATGTATCCAGACTTGCCTTGCAGCGCCTTCTTGAGCGGAGAAAACAGCGGAATCGTGCGGGCAGCGAGATCATTCTTTCCTTTGTTCGTGACCTTGTAATGAACATATCCATCAAGATGAACAAACTCGGACAGGGTGATTGTATCATTTTCAAAATCGATACAATCCTCTATCTTCATGGCTTTGACTTCCTGAGGGCGCACACCCGCCCACAGCATGGCCATAGCGGCAGCATGCGCACGATGATCCAGACAGAGGTTCTCGATCCAGTATCGCTCCTGCTCTGTGATGGCGCGATGACTGCCGACCGTTCCCCTGTGCGGCAGAGCAGACTTCTCCCGGCAAGGGTTGCGCTGGATGATCCCATCCGAGACCGCTGAATCAAACATCTCCGTGAAAAGCTGCTTGGCGTTCAAGATGTACTTGTTTGACAGGCCGAGATATTCAGTGGAGTACACTTCTTTTATCTCCGAGGGCTTCACATCCACGATTGCCCTGTTTCCAAGGGCCTTTGCAAGCTTTTCAAGGTGACAGGCAAGGCCGCGATAGGTGGAATCTGCAATGGTTGGACGGGCTATTGGAAGCCATTTAAGGGCATACTCCAAAACAGTAACATCCGGGCGATAGATATTCCCGGATGCTTCTGCTTCCTTATATTCATCTCTTGCTTGGAAAGCTTCCTCTTCCGTGCAGCCGTAGAAATACTTCCCATGATAATAACAGCGGTAACGGCCATCCGCGCGCTTTGTGAGATGCTGCTTCTTTGGACGAGGCATATTATCACTCTCAATCTACATAAGTATGAGAAAAGCCGCATTTGGCGCAGACGTAGGATTCGGATTTCTTGCCTTTGCCGAGCGCATTGCCGATCAGAGCACCGGCCAGCGTTCCGACCGGGTTGATGGCGTGGGCAACTATGCCGCCAACCAAAGCACCGGCAGCGTTGCCGTGCTTGTTCTTATCTACCAGCTTCCATTCCTTCTTGGCTCCGCAAACCGGGCATTTGTTTGGGGCTTTCATGATAAATCCCTCCTATTTAAAACCTTCCTTTTCACGGATCCTTGATACGACTTCTTCCAGATGCCGATCCAGATATTCGAGCTGCTCTTTTGTAAAGGGCGGCTTTTCTTCTTTTGGCTCAGGAGTTGACTCTGAATCGAATTTGGGAACGTACTTCTTTTGGTTTTCCATTACCTCTGCAAAAGTGGTAATGGAAAACCAAAAGAA